CGGAGAAATTCCGGCATCTGAAATGGATCGTGTAAACCAAATGATTGAAGATATCAGCTACAACAATGCCAAGAACTTCTTCAAGTTCTAATAGATAGTAGTTACACTATAAAAAAACCGCTACCAAAGTCGAATATAGCTTTGAGTAGCGGTATTTTTTATTCCTATAGCTGAACAGTAACAACCCAAAAAGCTCTTAACAAAAAAGGAGAACCTTTTAAGTTCTCCTTTTAATAATCTTTGTACACCCTCAGGGGGTAAAATTGATGTTGATAGTCAGATAATTACACATTTGGTATCATTTTAGTATCACATCCCAATATTTCAATTCATCTACATTACCAACCATAGGTTAATAAATGTAGGATAGACTCACTTGTTTATAGTACAAAGATAATTCATTATGAGAATAAATCTATGTCTTTATTGGATTTTATTTCTTTTTATTCATAGCTCTCCTTTCAGCTCAATTTTTATATGGACTATGAATCTCAGAATATGTGTTTCGAGAAACTTCTAACATACTACAACTCCATCTCAGGAAATGGTAATATCCCAATTCCAGGTACATATAAACGCTTTAAATTATTATAGATATATTGTTTTGCTTCTTGACGAACTGTTGCATCACAAACGAGATGTTCATTTACAAACTGTGATAGCTCATCACATAATAAATTATAGTAGAAATGACATTCAGGTGTATACGCTCTGAACTCAAAATCGTTCATTTCTTTGACCATTTGTTTTACTATTTCAATGCTACTTTTTGTTGTTTTTAATATAATCATAATTAACGTCTTTATATCCAACTTATAATCATTGACAAACAAAAGAGCTTTTTGCAGAAAAAATTGCTGTTTCTATATGATTGAAACTTCATTGTTGAACAATCTCCCAATCTTCTGCAAACACGTCACTGATAGACGGAATCCATGAATCAGCACGACCAGTATTCTCGTTGTAGATAAGGCATTGGCTTGTATAGTTAATGAAACCCTTGCCTTTCAGAATAAGGTCCTTTGCCGATTGAGGAAGTGACTGCATCTTCGGAACAATATCGCTTTCGATGTGTGCCGGGACTTGCTTGATGACCCACAATCCCTTTCCATTCCAACCTTTTCTACGAATAGCAAGACCAAATTTCAACGCTTCGATTGCAACTCCGAAAGACATCTGGTTAAACGGAGCATTAGGAGCACCATCAAGACATCCAATACGACATTCAAGTGTTTTCACGTAATTACCCATCACTACTTGCTGTAAGCGTAACAAAAATTTTTGGTAGTTGTCTGTTACCACTTCATCCATCTTTCCAGAATCAATGAAAGCAACAAGTTTATCCAACCTGTCATACAAGTCTTTCATTTCAATATGCAAACGGTCAAGAAAGGTGTCTGCACACTTGTATGATTTCTCAAACGCTTTGGCAGGCGACCAACTTTCGTAACCATCTTCGTATTTAACACGATAACCTTTCTCGGTTTCTTTATGGTTTTCAATGTCCTTACCATAGGGGTTTCTACCCGTTTCTTGAACGAAGTCGCCCAATGTCATAGGCTCGGCTTCAATCTGTTTTGTTTCAATGTACTTTTTCATATTTTTATTTGAAAACGTTTAAAAATGCCTTAATTGTCTGGCGCATATCATACACGCACTGTGGGACCACATTATTTTCTGGAAGGCTATCAGCAAGTATCATATCACGCACCATAGTTGCTGACACACCATCTTCACAAGTGTTTCTGGCAAGTAAAGATAGAGACACGTTATTCCTTAAAAGAAATCCTGGAAACCAAGATGTGATGGTCTCAAATCCATCAGAGTAATAGATGGTGAAATCAGACTGGTTGATTTTGCTAACAATAAACGAATAAAGATAAAAACCCCAATCGTGACTGTTGTCAGATTCATCAGAAAGGTCAGCAAGCTCAACAATCTTCGTTTTTTCGTGAAGAGAATGGTCTTTAATCGCCTTTACAAGCTGTTTTCGGATAGTCCAAGGTATCGGATTCCGTTTTGAGAGTTTATCTATTGATCCAATAATAACTAAAACTTGCTCATTCTCGTCACAAGCCTTCTTTATCAGCTGTAGGTGTCCATTATGTATAGGCTGGAATCGAGCCAATATTACTCCTGTTTTCATAACTACTCAAATAAGCTGATGGTTATTTCTTATTAATCATACTTCTCACTATGATTGCAATTGCATGTACAAGCAATGAAATTGCAATAATGGCAAAATGAACAGCAACTCCTCCCCAAAGAGGTGAAGTTACCCACCACCATGACCAATTGATTACATTGCACAACTTTAATGTGATAAACACAATTGCCAGCAATCCTAAGAATCCGATTCCATTACCGGATGTTTTTGTTTGACTACTCATAATAATGCTTTTAGACGGACAATAAGAAGAAAAGCCGTATCTTTGCGGTTAAAACTGATTGAAATGAATCCGTTGATAACGGCTTTCCTTCAGATGTTTACTATAAATAGTTGTAATACAAACATTAACGCCAACTTTACAACCAACGTAAATGTTAATGTTAACTACGACATCAATCTGGACTTGACATTAGCAGTGTCAATTACTGCCAGTTTCGCGGTTTGTATTGCAAGCTACTTTATAGGCAAATGGATTGTCCGTAGATTTAACAATTGATTTATTTTTATCTTCCTCCATGCAGTAGTTGGCTGCATGGTTGTATTTTTGCAGTGCATACGAGAATCGAACTCGTGATCTCTACAGTGACAGTGTAGTGTTCTAACCACTGAACTAATGCACTATAATGTCATATCTCTTTTGATTCAACTTTACGAATAGCCGCTGTCATTTTGATTTCACAACCATATTAGCCCTATGGTTGTTATCTTTGGGGAGTAATTGCAACTCCCCATTACTTTGTTTACGTTTTCGATAATAATATTCTTTATTATAAGCTCTTAGATAGTCACGCCTATCTTGGTAAGTTCTTAGAGTGCCCTCTTCTTTTTGTTTGTAATAACGTTTTTTAGCACCTTCTCTATTCTTTTTTTTACGTAACTCGTCTCTTTTTCTCTTCTCATCTAAGATTTCTTTCTGGTGAGATAAAGAATAAAGCAATATACTAATCTTTGTATTCACAATACGTTGGTTCCGCTTTTTGACATATTGTGCTACTTGACCACTATTTACTTTATTACGGTAATACATCGCATTTCGGTATTTGTGACTATGATAAAAAGCATTGTTTTTTCTTTTTATTTCTTCTTTATGCTTTTGATAGTATTGTCTGGCATATTCTTTTAGCCTTTCTTTATGCTTCTGATAATATGCTCTATAGTATTCTTTCAATTTATTGGATACTGTCATATAAATCAATTTAAAATCGTGGAAAATTAATTGCATCCCATTTGAGGCCCATGCAGGAATCGAACCTGCGATCATGGTTTTGCAGACCATTGCCTTACCACTTGGCTAATGAACCAGAGAGCTGGAAGTTTCACAACTTCACAGCTTTGCGGAAAGAAAAATAAGCTAATCCAATAACAATCTTTTTAACCTTAAATGCGCTCTTAGATGGATTTGAACCACCGACCTGATGATTAACAGTCATCTGCTCTACCACTAAGCTATAAGAGCAAATGATGTCTTTATCTCCCTAACCGACCCATCCCCTTTCGGCGATGGTGGAGGAATCGAACACTCCCGTAAAGACATCTAACATACCGATTCTACCAACAGCTCGGTATCACACTCCCGGACCAACGATTCCGAACAGGGCTTAGTTTACTTGCATATTGACTTGTCTCAGCATAACCTGCATGTTCGTTCCCTTGTACTTCGGGCTTGTTGTACTCGGTAATGGAGTCGAACCATTCTTTTCTGCTCGAAAGGCAGATGTCCTTTCCGATAGACGAACCGAGCAAACAGCCGGATTTTTCACCGGCTTTTGGCTAAAAAGTTTTAACTTTGCAGCCGTAATGGAAATTTATTTGCTGTTGCTTGTCCTCCTTGTACGAGAAATTCGCGCTCTCGTAAAGGAAATCAAAAGACGATAAGCCGTCCGTAGGACGTAAAAACAACAATTGAGCTTTCTTGCCATTTGGAATGTGAAATACGATCGGTTCACAGGCATTCAAGCATTTTACATAATTTCCATCCAGAGGAATAAAGGGGGTGCAAAACATTTTTCCAAGATGTTTCTTAACAACCCATGCAGCCATCCCAGCGACACCAAAGTTGGAAACTGCATGGATCGTACCCCTCCTCTTTCCAATTTACTTACGGGCTTTAATTCGTCATCTTCAGAAATTCTGGAGTTACCCCATACAGCGGCGTTTTTCCGTCCCATTTGTCTATAAACTGTTTGTATAGAATTTCTTTAGTTAACCCTTTCGATGTGATAAGAGCCTGTTCGGTTTTTAATCTTTCCAGTTCGTTTTGCTTTTTCTGTTCCTCGATTTTCTGATCAATAACGGAAATATTAGTGTTGACCTCGTTTCTATTATCAATCTTTTCCCGGACTCTCTTACTAAACTCTAATTGAGCAGAAAACGATTTTAAATCTAACCCTCGTTCTTTAAACTCCGCCCTAACAATATCCTCTAGCTGCTTTTCAAAAGCTAAAGAGCCACCATCGGCCATAAGCGTATCTGTTTTATACTTCCGGCTTTCTTCTTTAATTAGGTCGTAAATACGCGGTTCCAAAATGTTATCCTCCAAGGACCTCATAAAGCCATCGCCATTACCTATATGCTTATTATCGAAAACAACATCAATCGCTTTGTCTTTAATTACTCTATATGAGTATAAAGGAGTAGCCTCAAATTCCGTATTGTCAGCAGCTTTCAGAGTAACTGCTCTCTGGAAACCTCCTCGCTGTTCAAACAACGGTACCTGGAACAACTCTGTCCCCCATTCCCATGTAGAAACCTTTCCGGACACAATCTTAAAATCATTTTTACCTTTTTTACCGTAATTCTCCATAAGGACACCGGCGTAGTTAGGAGCAACACGCTCACAAGATGAAAAAATCACTGTTGCCATAAGAGCAACCAACATAAACTTAATCTTCGTTTTCATGTTTTTTGATAATTAATTTAATGATGTTAATAAATGGATAGCAAACCCCAAAACATATAGCAATTCCCAACCAAGCGTCAACATGATTGAATACTCTATTGCCAATGAATAAGACCGCTATCATAAAAAAGAATTGTTCTATATACTTTTTCATCGCATATTAAGTTTGGTATATTTCAAAGAACTCTTATTGACTAATGTCATTGTGCCGCAAACAGGAGCCGAACCTGCACCGTCCTTTCGGACGAATGGATTTTAAGTCCATCGTGTCTACCAATTCCACCATTGCGGCATCATCTTATCAAGACTTAAAGAACAAAGAAAAAATCCGGATAAAGAATGAGTTTCGGGTTTTCATCTTCTCCAACTCTTTATTGTCTTTTCTCAATTTCTTAATGTCTGCCTTATTGGAAGACACGTGTGTTTTAGCTCTCGTATTCAACTCCACTAAGGACTGAACCAATTGTCTCAAATTGGCAATAATATTTGCCCTTTCAGATATGATTTGCTCTTTCATACTATAATTAATTTAATTAGTTAGTGGCGGAGAGCCGGACTCGAACCGGCGACCTCTTGGTTATGAGCCAAGCGAGCTACCAACTGCTCCATCCCGCTATGTAACGGCTATTTATGACTAAGTATCTCAACAGCCGTTAGTTGACAGAATTTTGAAAAACTGTCCTACTTTGAAAGATTCTTCTTACCTTTGCGAATATATGCCAATCGCATGGGTGCTGATTGCCTTTACAATGAGAAAATGCCTACGAATAAGAGTGGATTTCGATGTAGCCGCATCGTTAAAATCTATCGCTGACATTATCTGGGCTTTCAGAGGAAGAAAGACTTCCAACAAATGATGATTTGTATATCTCAATCCTCCAGTTCTCTTGCTGGAGGATTTTATTTGTTTCCAAAATCAGCAGGGGTCTCACCCCATTCTTTGTTGTTCCAGTGTCGGACTTCAATTGTATCAACATCCCATGCAAGAGTTTTAAGAAATATCTCGGCTTTCTGAAGTTCTTTGCATTTCTTCTTGGATGCTGTTTTTTTGTTTTGAAACCAAGCTATTGCTGTTATACTATCTGTATAGATAATTCTGGGAGAATAATCATTTTCTATGATATATTTTGCCGCTTCAACAACGCCTAAGAACTCACCAATATTCACCGTTTTATTACCCAGGTTCTGATAAAATATCCGCTTACCGGTCCGTAAATCTATCCCCTGAAACTCTGTTATTTTATTTTTCGTGGAATGAGCTGCGTCTGTAGCTATTCCCTCTACTGGAATTTCTATCATATTCTACCAATATTGAGCGGGTGTGGGAATAAGAGCCACAGTACCATTTATCATTACCGGTTTCATTTCTACTGTCGAATTAACCCAAAATTTACAAGGCCACTCTCCTTCTACTTTAGCAAGATTAACAGTGCTATAATACGAAGCGCGTCCTTGTGCTTTTATACAAGCCTTTTTTCTTTTTCTCGGCAGCTTAGGTTTTCTACTTTTTGAGAACTTTTTTTGCTGCGACATAATGACCATCGTTCTGGAATGCGGTTAATACAATGTTTGCTGACTTACAGAAATCATCAATTACCAGCAGTAGATTCTTGATGTCTTTACGTTTTGACAGTTCCTCTACAACCCCATCAATAGTACGAACAGAATCTTTGACACCATCCAGCGGATCGTATTTGATTGTCTTGTTTCCGAACTTTACTTCCACTAAATACACAGCATTCTTTACAACTGTAGAAGTAATCTTTGCATCAAAAGCATGTGGTTCCGCTGCTACAACGATGTATCCAGCCTTTTCATTTTTCATAGGAACCATTTGTACATCATAAAGCACATTCGGCTCAATAATTGGCTCTAGCTCATGTGTTACAATACATACTTTTTTAGGACCCTTTGCGTCTTCTCTAACGCCCTTAATGTAACCGGTTTTAGTATTGATAGAAACAAATCCTACCCATGACTCTGTACGGTCTGACTTAATAAATTTCAATTTTGTTTTTATCTTATCCATATTCCTATGATTTTTGTTTACATATAAAAGCCTCACCAACTATTTTGTTAAGATGGTGAGGCAAAGGTACGACTTTGTTTTAAATTATGACATCAATTTATTAATTATTTTATATTTAATCAACTGTTATACAATAGATTAGCTATATATAAAACTAAATATAATACTTAATATAATTGACTATATTACAGATATTTACAAAAATCACTATTAGTATATCGAAAATGTCAATAATCAGCTTCAATATCATCCAAAATTTGTTTCACTTTTGGTATTGCGAATACCCCATTTTCATCTCGATATTCTATAGTATTAACCGAGATACCAATCTGTACAAGGAACAACAAGGTGTTTTCAAGTTCATAATCCGGGAAACTACAGAATTTCACGCCTTCTTGCAGATGTACTGGGAGATTCAGTGCTGCCCCCAGTTGAATAGCATCATCTTCATAAGCCTCAAAATGAGATTGAATATGAAATAATACTAAACCATGTGCGTAGTCATTCTTATAGAACTTATACGCTTCAATGTACAGATTGTCCATAATTTATAATTTTATTTGTTTAGAAATACACTTATCGCATATACCATCGTTTCGCATGTATTTGACTTTCGATAACTGGAGTCCACATTGCCTACAATAATATACGCGCTTGGGTTTAACTTTTATCGCATATAAAATTTTACGTTTATTGACATCATATATACCAGAAAGTTTTTCAAGTATCTGGTTGTGTGTGAATTTGTTTGTTTTCATCAATTTCCAATAATCATATCGGATTAACTTATCTCTTGCTTCTTTCTGATTCAACAAGCCATTGTCTCTCAATACAATAATATAAGGATATGGAATATTGGTTATATCCGAAATCTTTTGAGCATACAAGTCATAAATCTGTGCATCACTCATTTCTTTATCACTATTTTAGTTTGAAGGATTATAGATTTGGAATCTTCAATATCGCGTATAAGATTAAATGAATCTTCCAATAGGGCCAACATAACACGATTACTTTCTTCGTGTGTCATACTTTCCCAGTCAATTTCTAATTGTTTAGCTATTTCTTTCGCTAACTCATAAAACTTATTTGTTTTCGGAATGTCTGTGACATCATATATTTCGTTTTGCTTTTGACCGAACAATAAACGGCTTAACTCATAATAACGAAAAAACGCCTCCAAAGTCTTCTTCTTATCTGGAGGCGCAATAGATAATTTGTTTTTTGTCATATTTATAAATGATTATATACGATTATCAACAATTTATGTAATTTTGCAACCAACATGGTAAGATTAGTCATGCTGGTTGCCCTTTTAGTAGCAAACCTTGTCGATGCACCTGGAATATCATGGATCAATTATACCACCCTGATTTATGATATTTTCTCAGCCGCCATCGCAAGGTTTGCAGGACTAACCAAAAGGAGTCAAAAAGACTCTGCAAATTGATGAATTTTATCTGTATGGCTGGAGAATATATCTCCGGCCTTTTTTAAGTAATAGTTGGAACTGGATGGAGTTAGTTTAGAAAACCAAGTGCATTTTTGGAAAATTAATTGGCTACAATTGTATTCAATTATCAATAAATAGCAGTATCTTTGCTGAAACGATTAATAAATATTTATCATTATGAGTATAGAAATTGGAGACAGTGTAAAAATTGTCAATGCTATTGATCCTATAAAGATGGTTGTTATAGATAAAATAGACAATGAACATTTAACCGCAGTGTACTGGAGTCATACCCAAGGAGCATATCTTACAATAACAGGAAATATAAATGCTTTCGTAAAAATCGACTAACAAGCCCATTGCTTTTTATAATAAAACATAGGAACACACAAAAAACGTATCTCGACAACAATATACGAAGAATCAGTGTCCCTATATTTTTTTGCTTCAATAATAGCTTTCATATAACAAAATTTTAGTCTATAACAATATCATATTAAATAGATACAATACCAGATACCAAAGTACTGATATTGACAACTACAGTTTTCTATAGAATAGGAAAGATGGAAAAAGAATGGTTGTTATTTTTAGTTATTACACCAGAATGACAAAATTCTTTTTTAACACCAATTTCGGAATTCCACAACTTATCGAATAAGCCGAAATTAAATAGTTACAAAAACTTATTATATGTATCAATAACAATTTCCAGTAACTCCATTGATTTCCCTAACGAGTCATACGCATCATTAATTACGTTATAACTTGCCTTTAACGTCTTTAGTTCACTCTCGGAATAAGGATATGTTATAACTTTAATTAAGTATAATGTTTTCTTAGCTTCAATGAGTTCAGAAATTGATTGTTTCTTGCGTTGGCATGTTTCATAATATTGTTGATACGCATCACCTAATTTGGAATTAAAATTTCGATTATAGAGGTCTAATTGAATTGCGATAGATTTGGTGTACACCTCGTTTGCAAACATTGTTATGTCGGAATTAAGTGTATTTAATTCATAAGTCAATTTAAGGTATGACAATTCATGTTCAAGAGAATCGACTCTCTGGACAAGTGTTTGTATTTCCTTTTGTGAATCATTAGATTGTGCATGGACTGAAGAAAAAGAAAGCACAAATACAAGAGAGCATAAAAATTTATTCATATAAATATGTGTGTTAAAAGTGTTTATAGCCAAAACTGTATGGTATTATATCGTGGACAACAACTCAAAATCTTCAATAGATATTTTGTCTATTGAGACAAGCCATTCAAGATAAGAAATATCATCTTTAATGTCACGAAACTTTTGTCCCTTATATTTCCCAAAATCAATTACTTGGTCTGCAATAGATATATCTTCCTGTTTTTCGACATCTGGATATAATTGTTTAAGTTCCTCAAAATCAACTTTGAAAAGCCTGTCTGTTTTTTCTAGCCAATGAAGATATTGATAATCTATCTTATAAATGTCACCAAAAGTTTTCCCCTTATATTTACCAAACATAAGTATTTCATCCGCTTTATGAATGGGAAATATTTCATTAAGCGATACACCGGGAACATCAATCAAAACCCATTCTCCACATCCAGCGCAAGGGATTTCTTCGTCTTTGATATTTGGATAACATTCCTGCCTATATGTATCATCAGGCTTACCATTTACAAAACACTTGCCATAAGCCTTACCATATTTGCCACGCGGCTTTACAGTTTCGACTAAGAAGGTTCTATCTTGATTTGGATCAATACGTCTTTCCTCGCTGGATGAACGTGCTAATCCTAACTCACATCGTTTAACCAAGAATGGAGTTCGTTTCCCTATATTGTAATAAATACTAAAAATATTATCGTGTGGGTACATAGCTTATTTTATTTTTATTATGAATTAATTACACAGACTGACATAATTAACAGGATTGTTCAATGTACAAAATCATTTCCAATTTGTCTGGTAAAGGTAATAATTTATTTTTTAATTACAAATTTGTTGCAGCATTTATTCTAATAGGATTAGCTTAGATAAGAAAAACAGAAAAATAGTTATGATATTGGTGTATTTTTGCAATCAAACCAATTGATGATACAATGAATACAAAAGAAAAGCAAGACCTCATTGAGTTATTAGTAAAATTTGTAACAAGAGCTTTTGGCCCTGAAGTAACCCCTTATGAAAAAGAGAGAATTTGGGTTGGGTGCCAAACATACGTTTCCACATGTCCGCAAGTTTTTTTTGAATCTTGCCGACATGGAATTCCTCAATATCATATTGATAAAGCGTTAGAATTATCTCAGAAAATGATTGATAACCCTAAAATAGCTGGAAATATAATAGAATTTTAGCGTTGGTCCATATAGGCTAGTCCAACAAGGTCCCAAACCTTATCTGCTAGATATACTTCTATCAGCCTTACTTCATTTGCTATATTCGCATCATTAAGGGGGTATTTCCCCTTACATGTTTGTTTTGCACGTAACCTTTCCAGAATGTCTGTATCAACAGTTACCTTGAAAAGTTTAGGAGCTTTTTTATTCTCTTCTTCTATTTGGGGAATAATTTCAGTAATAAAGTCAAAAGATGTCTTCTGATCATCCAATATGAACTCTACCAAACGGTCGGTATTGTGTAAGGCATATCTACTTTTTAATGCCAAAAATAATTTTGCATTTTTAGGTTCTTCCATATTCTTCCATATTCTTTATTATTTTCTATAGAATAGAATGAAAAAAGGGGAATGGTTATGTTATTGGATTTATTTTGAAAAATTTATTAACCACAATTGTGCTCAATTATCAATGATTTTATATATTTGTGATTAAAAACAATTGATACTATGAACATAAAAGAAAAAGAGCAAATTGAATTGTTAAGTAAAGTTATTGGAAGACGAATCAACCATGAAAACGACTCTTATATCGCAACACGTATTTGGGATGGGTGTTGCACCTATCTTTCTGCCAATAGACAACTTTTTTCAACTTTCAAGAACGGTATTCCCGAATATCATGTAGAAGAAGCTATAAAAGTTGTAATAATGTATATCAACGACCGACATAAACCTGCTTTCTATCCAGAAGACTAACGCACAGAAGAAGCCTGCATCGCAAAAGCAAGCACCTCTCCTGCAAAATTATTTATTACATTTAGAGCGTAATTTTTCCAATGTTCAGAAATTTGTACCCCATATTCCTCTTCCAATTTCTGAACATTGGAAGGATTAAATTCTATATTTATGAGTTTTGATAAATGCACGCACTTATCCTCGATTTCTGCCAGTACGTCATATACATTCTCAACTGTTGCTTTATCATCTAATACCAATTCCTGAATATTATCTGCTGCCCATATAACGGGGTATCTTTTATGCAACGCCAATGAAAGTTTTCTTTCTAAAGAAGTTGAATGTATATCTATATTGTTACTTTCGTTTGTATGCAACTCTTTTTCCATACTATCTTCTTAAAATTGTTTTCTATAGAATAGAAAAAAAAGAAGAAATACGGTTATGAAAAAGGCATTGAAATCAGAAATAATATGCCAGTTCTTATTGCCAGACAATCATCTTTTAGATCTAAAAAACGATATACCCAAAGCATAAATAACGATACCAATTACCCCAATAGCTAAGAAAAACTTATATAGTAATTCATAATGTTCGTTATACATATACAACAGAAAGAAAGTAAATATAGCCCCTATAAAAACATAAATACTATATCTTCTTATAGGAATAGCTTTGCCCTTCTCTTTTTTAAAAGGTAATCCACACACAATAGCAAGAAAAAGCATTGCTACAACCCATACAATAATACAAATAAACGTAATCATCAGTTTGCCTTTTTTACAATAATTTCATATTCTAAGCCATATACGCATTGAATGAATTTATCTACAGATGTGTCTATATTCCGAGATTCAATGCCAGTTATAATAGCTGAATTAACTCCTATTTTTAATGCTGCTTTCTTTTGGGATAATTGATTAGTGGCACGCATCTCTTTAAATGCAATAACAAAATCTTCTCTACTTTTTAAAATAAACGAATTCTTATATATAGAACTCCTTATTTGTAAATATCCACCTATAGCATTTAAGTAACGGAACATATTTCCGATTGAATATGAATGAGTTGCATCGTCCATATATCCTATTTGAATTTCAGTTAGACCACTATCTTTAGAAGCACGATATTTACTAACTCCTGAATTTTCTCTCATATTTTTAATCATAAACGATAACTCTTTTCTATCCATCATAAGTTTTTATTTGCAAAATAAGTATTTCTATTTATACCTACAAAATAAAGCATCTATTTTTTCTTTATTATTTTCTCTTCCACAAACCCAACGACCTCATCTATCTTGCTTATACAGTCCTCCATCAAGCCGATATAGTCCTGCATCTTTTCTCCTCTGGAAGACATTTGTAATCCATCTGGGAGAGAATCGTAAGAGTCTTGCTCTTCATTTAAGATGTCCTCCACTTCTCCCTTCGCTTCTTCCAGGGAACTAATAACATCGTTGAATCTACCTTTCCTTTCTTTGTTCATTTATTTAAATACGATTATATTCGATTATACACATTATTATTAAATTTGTAGCCAACTATGATAATGAATATCATGTTGGCTACTATTATTTGAAATAAATATTTTTAATCATGTACAAAACACCTAATAAATATTACGAAGACAACCACAAAGAAAACAGTAAACTGTCTTTTAAAGCTTTTCAGAAAAGATCAGAATTTTGGCAGGGTGTACTCGTAGCCAGCGCAAGCCTATACGGGATATTAGTTTCCCTCCATGATAATTTTCAAGAACCGCTATGTACCCGCGTGGTATTTCTTTGTCTGACAGTCGTGTTGACCATTGGTGTGAGTACAGCTGGCGTAACTCTATACAACTACGCAATTCTTCTTGAACGTCATAGGCAAGAGGTCGAGAAGGAATTATTATCTGCATTGAATAAAGATGCTCTGGTGTCGGAGGTACATACCGGTTTATCAAAGAAGGAGGAGTTTGTAGAATGGTTGGCTCTGTTTGCATTGCTAAGTACACCTTTTCTATTACTCGCATACACCATCCTAAAAATGTACGTGAATTAACCTTGTCCCTGTCTTTCCATAAAGGCATCCTCCAGTAATATTCTTCCGGGAACTTGCAGAATGGATGATAGCATGGATCATCCATAAGAGTAAAAGGCATTCTTCTCATAGCAAAAATTCTTTGCTAAAATACCCTTTTACAATAAGCCACTTAATCATAGACACACAACTGTCAAAAGGGCTGTTCTCGATAGGAGTACCAGCAAAGCAATCTACGGTATATCTACATACGGAGAAGTTATACCCATCCTCATACTTAATCAGTTCTGGATGGTGAAGAACATTTGGTTTGTCGCAAGGAATCTCATAAGGAAGCAGTTCAAGTAACCGGACCAAGCTCCATGCTGGAATGTCATTGTTATCTATGTTTTCCAGTGATGGCGGACACAATTGTAGTTCCCATTCCAATGAATCAGTTTTTGATTTTATACAGCGATATACCAAATCTGCTGTTTCAGGTTTTACACCTAGCTCTATTAATTGTTGCGACTGCTCTATGCTTGTTGCAACTTGTGTTGTAAACTGTGCCATATCGTTATCATTTTTTCATTAGTTCTTCTTCAAATTCGGCAATGATACAGTCTGCATCACCACCATGTACCCAATTCTCTAAAACAGAAGCCAGAATTTCTATAGCTCTTTTCTTGGCATCTTCTTCACCTTGCTTGTAGGTATCCATGCCTATTCGATCTATGTCTCCTAAAAAATCATAACTCATTTCTCTAAACAGATTTAAAATGTTCTATAAGCTCTTTCACCGTTGCCTTATGACTACAATGGAACCATGCCGCCTGTACACTATCTTTAATATTTTCTCGTGCATAATTGATGTCATCGTCATCGCATATAAACCAAATATTTTCAGGAGGATATACAAACCATTGTGAATCGTCAGTATCGTCTCTCAATGCGGCTATGGCAAGGAACAAAGCCTCATTAGTTCCGCAATGAATATACCCATTACATTGTTCAGGAGGATATGGAACATCAATTCCAAACATCTCATCATTGTCTGTCGCTAAAAAATCATCGTTTATATACCTTTCATATCCTATTTTATACCCTAAACGAACTAACTTATCTCGAAGCTCCGGTGTGTTTTTGAGTATAAACACAGGTGTTGTAAATCCCATAGTTAATCCTCCGTTTCTATCTTTACTTTGGCACGTATTACAAATATTCCACTACATGAATTAAAAACATCGCATGGATCTGAATACAACCTATCACCTAAATAAGTACCACACTCATTCTTTAAAGAACACTCTAAACAAGGGGATTCGCTCGGTATGACAAACTCATGCAAAACTCCATTAATTATTATTCCATTATTTACTTCCATAATCATTTCTTTCTTCTATGTGTTTTCTTATTTTTGTTTTTCTTTCAATTCTTCAATCATCCGTTCAAGGCGATTGTATTCATCTCTCCCAGCTTTATAAGACTGGTCAATGCAATCACGACAGAATTCCAGACGTTTAATTTGTTGTTCCAATGTTTCGTTCATATTTCTTATTATTATATTTTATTCCAGAGGACAATCACTGGGAATATCAACTTCGTCACTTTCGTAGGGTCGAAGTGCAGCGGCTACTGTCCTTTTTAATTTTTCACAGAAGAGTTTTACGTCATCGTCACAAAACCAATCATACGGTTCTGGGTCTGGAAGAATTGTACAATGCGGACATTGTGTACATTTCTCGATTTCATTAACTATTGTTTTACCCATATTGTATATCAACTTTAATTAAACCAATGTTTTCAATATTCCAATCGCTTTTGCTATACTCAAAACTTCCTTCTTTGTTTTTACGGAAGCTGGAATAATTGTCCCATTTGCAGACTTAGAATAGGTCTTGCCACGACATAATTCATAATCGTAACCCATTACTTGTTTCTTACGAGAGAAACCTATACATCCATATTGCAGCGTCCATTCAGAACCACCTCCAAACGGCATATAGTTACCTTTATCATCAGACCACGAATTTTGATGACGTCTTGCATGAAAATAACGAGTACCAGGTTGATTATACAATAGCACTTCGTATGCACTATTAATTGAACGATTATGTAAATTCAATCGTTCGCAATTTAATCGTTGTTGGGTTTCAATCGGTAAATCACAGAATTTCATATTTATTCTTATCTGAGTGTTGGTTTCTCGAATGTAATATTAGGCAGAAGAGAGTCGACCTTATTAGCAATTCTACAGTTCCATTCTTGTTCTACATTTGATATAGCTTCCATTATTTTACCGAAAAGGCAAATTGGAATTTCATCGCAGCAGGGGTCTATAAAAGAAACACATCCTTTTTCATCTATCTTATACCGTATTAAAAGCTGTTTACGGTCATCTGTAAATCTCTTTTTACTCATTTCCGATATTTAATAAGTTAAATTTCCATCTTTACTAATAGTAATCACCCCGCTCGTTACCCCAACAAAATAATACTCGGCCTTTGAGATGATGCCTTTGTTTTTCTCCAACATGTGTTCTGCTTCTATTTTATCAAAAGCGGTAACTAAGCAAAGTGTATTATCAATGCATAGTCTAAAAATAAATGTTCCCATATTTATTACTATCTTTTTATTAGTTAATTTTCACCCAGATACGAGAACCTGGTAAATCTGATTTAGCTGACATAACATGAAATGCTAATACTTTTTTCACATCTACGCGGTTCCCTTTGATTGTTCTTTTAACTTTTTCAGCACTCACAAAATAAGTGTATTCACGTTCACCATTTAGATGTTTGTTAAGAGCTTCTTTTGCGTCAGATTCCTCTTTAAAAACATCATAAGAATATGCGTTATAGGTCCGTTCTCCATCCAATTTAAATTGTAGCTGATAAAAGACTTCATTTGTTTCTTTATCAAAAGATTTTCCTATTCTTATCTTCATTTCTATACATTTATTAGTTAAAGAGCACACCCTAATAAAAATAAAGTGTCGAATTTTAAAATTATTGCTGAAATGGATGCGCTCTTTGTTTTTTATTACTACTTTTACAACTGTCGAATTTAAAAAATTATTGTTTATGAAATTAACTAGTGAAATTATCAACATCCTCAACGCAGGTGGAAGTGTAAAGATTAACTGTAAATCAAAACTAACTTCAGAACTAATCAACATTGCTATGGCTGCGTCAAAGAATAACGTAACTCTCATTTGTACCAATGCAGGATGCAAATTAACATCAGAGCTAATTAACATAGCTGCTGGTAAAGGACATGTTGTTTTTGAATTAGACTAATGTTTAAAGTCAGGGCGTGCACAACTATTGCTACCTGACTTTACGTCATTTTCTATTGTGTAATCCATTTGTACAGTTTTTCGGCAACTTCAATGATGGATTCTTTATCACAGATTTTCACCGATACTTCCACACACCATCTACGCAAATCCATTTCCTGTTCTTTAGGTGTCATTGCTAAATCTTTTGTTTCTGATTTTTCTTTCATACATTCTTGTTTTTTGTTTTGACTTCCTCTAATTTGCAACAATTATGTTTATCATCTTGCTTCCAACATGGAAGCCCTGAACCTGAATATAAGTCACAATAGTCACAACCGTCCCAATTTGGGCGTGCTCTACATACATTGATAATATTTTCCCTTTGTTTGTGAGAAAGAAAATAACTTCTTAATCTTTCCGCATTATTAACATTAGTTGCCATGTTCTCAAAATTTATCATTTATAGACTCTCTTATCTTCTTGTCGGTGCCGGTTTAGTTTTAAACATATACAAATCTTTACCATTATTATCAAGAAGATAATAATCCGGTTTTACTAATGTGATCCAGTAATCTGTAGGCAGCAAACGTTCGTCTCCAAAAGAAGGGGACGTGTATTGGCTAGTTGGAACATAATGAGCTTGAAACAAAACCTTATCATTGTTATATGTTGACATGATTCTTGTTATATCTACATCAGAAAAATGTTCCAAGACCCCATGTGTTACCACTACTGTAGATGATTCAAAAAACTTAGGTTCACAAATATTCTCTTTAACATAAAACAATGGGACTTTTCCTAAGTAATTATCCGTGGATATTGAGAGTGTGTTCTTGCAACATAGCTCCAACATAGGAATATTGATGTCAGAGAAGATAACTTTTGAAATTTTCTTTGCATCAGAAGCACCTGTTAATCCAAAATAATTAAACAACCTCTCTCCTATTTGCGAAATAGCAAGGCTTACAGTACCTATTCCACATCCTTCCTCCTTTAAGATAAGGGGTGCTTTCAGGTCGTAGGATATTTGTTGTATATTGATAATTATTTCTTCTATAAACCGGTTATATTTTTTACAAAAGACATTCACATAACTGTCGTTACAGACACGACTTTGATAGAAATTATCCCATGTATTCACAGGCTCTGTAATATTATCTTTGCTCATATCTCCTTTTGATTCTCAAATTATTCCTCATCAACATACACCTCTTTCTTATTGTCAGGCCAAGATTTACGAATCAGGGAAGTGATCTTCTTTCTTTGAAGTCTCTCGATAGCTTTTCTTTTGGCTTCGGCTTTATTATTAGCCGAAACCACTATTTCAAAAGCATCCAGGTCAATCGTCACTCGGTATTTTTTCATATCATTTTTCTATACTTTTTCCAGATCACTGCTTGCTGCAATTCCTTTTAAAACAGCTCCTCCAACTTCAACGCGATAAAAGTAAGAAGGCTGAATATTGTTATCTGAATCTTCAGAAAATGACGGATACACTTTCTTTACTCGACCAATTTTACCAACCATTGCCGGTTGCAAATCATTAGAGACAATTTTCACATTATCCCCAACATTAAATTTTAAATTTTCCATATTATTGTTGTTAAATTATGCAACCTTACGTTGCGTTGTTACTAATATTTTACATAATGCCTCACAAAGAACTCGTGCCATATTAACTTCTACAGCATTGCCTATATACTTTTTCTGTTCTGCTTTTGTTCCTATTAGCATATAATCTTCCGGGAATCCCATAATACGTTTCAACTCTGGAATCGTTAGCATTCTCATTTTTATATCGGAAATTCCGTACATGGCCATGAATTCCTTTATTTTTTTCATTACATCGGTATCTGTGTCGTATATCTCATATACCAGTCCTCCTGAAAACATCTTAATAAAGCTAGGTAGATCTCCCTCTCTAGATGCTTCAATTAAATATGGTGGCATCTTATCCATTCTAGCAATTAACGTAAAACAAGGTTTATCTACTGATCCGCCAGCAGAATTGAATTGAGGATTCATCAAGTAATGCCATTTACGGTTTGCAGTAATTACTGGTGCCGGTTGATTTATACTTGTGCCGACATTTTTAAAATTTGTATCTAAAATCCAAGGTTTACAGCTTACAAGACTATATTTGGGATTAACAGTGATACAGCCTAGTGGTTTATCCAGCGAAGAAGGCTTACTGTTCCCGTATTGTTGGTCAATAAATACAGAAGAAATTAATGAAAATCGGTCTTTTGTTGTTACGGTTGGTGCTGGTTCATCTACAGATTTACAAAATCCATTTCCATAATGAACAGAAATAAATGCTTTTCCGGTTAGGATATTTAAACGATTTATGCAAGCAACCCCAAGTCGATTTTGAGTAGATATTACTGGACATGGATCATCAACTCCCGGAGCATTGTACTTTCCAGCTTTACTCATTGAGTTATACTTAACCATGAAGGCATCTTTTCCACCTGCTACAAACTTAATAAGTCCTGCATAAATTCTTAATAAAGAAGAATCTACTAAAGGTGTTTTGCGACCAAAAATACTTTTTCCTTCATCATCAAAGTCTAACACATCTCGTACTGCCTTCCAGTTCTTTAATTTTTGGTCTGGCTTTTTAGAATGGGTTTGCTCCGGAAAAACAATAGGTAAACTCCCTTTCGCAAATATTCCGAAAAATCTCTTCCTGGAAGTGTAAGCTCCATAGTCTGCTGAATTTAATATTTTATATTCAAATTTGTAGCCATAAGACCTTACGTTATCCAACCATCTCAAATAAGATTTACCTTTATCACGACTAATGGGTTTACCATACTCATCCAAATCTCCCCATGACATAAACTATTCTACATTCTCAATTTGAATATAGTCTGGGTTAATAGCCTCAATATACCGAAACAAGTGCTCTGCAAGTGTTCTACTATCTGCATCTCGTGGTTGACCACCTTTAGCCTTCGAGAAGTTAGTACATTCCAACGAAGCCCATAAAACTATCAATGCTTCAGGATATTCAGCTCTGCATTTTTGTAGGTGGGAAACTAAAGGAGATAAATTTAGTGTACGAATATCTTCTGTAAAATGAAGAGCGTCCGGATGATTAGCAGCATGACTTGCAATCGCATTTTTATCATGATTTACACATGCTATTACCTTAGCGCATTGTTCGTTCTCTAAACGGGCTTTTTCTACCCCTGTGCTGGTTCCACCGGCACCACAAAATAAATCTATATAAAGTAATTTCATTGTTTTTTCAAGTATTCTA